TAACTGTTGGTGGTGGATTACCTATATTATATAATGATTGAGATCCTCTTAAAGTTGCCATTTGTTTATTATATCACGACAAACCGTCTCTGAGTGCTCCCCAGGTACCGTTTCCTTTTGCCTCTACAATCACTATCCCATTAACATTGTCTGCAACAGCACAAATTCCAACTGCTGCTGATCCGCCTGACGGTCTAACATTTGTTAGTCCTCCAGATGTTCCTACATAAAGTGTTTGTCCTGCAGCAAAGCCTGAAGTGTTTAAGCCTTCCATAACCCCAGCAACTACAACTATTCCGTCTGAGTTGTTTGCTGTATTATTTTTTAGTAATCCCAATATTGGGGCAGTTGTTGATGGAAGGGCTTTTGCAATTGTAACCTTGCCATTTATTTTCCCGTTTGTTGCGTAAACTGGGACTCCTGCATTAATTGTTGCTCCGCTATTATTATTTATATCAATCTGAAAATATGACACACCATATGCTGGAAGAATTGCATCAAGGGATTCTGCTAATTTCTTAAAATCTCCATGCACATTTACAGGAGAGTTTTCAAGGGGATATTTAACTCCAGTGGCAGAAAAATCATATGTAGTCATAGTAAAATTATTATACACCCAGATTTGATGGCTTTGTCATCGTAGCCAACTGACTACAGAGTATCTTATTCCCTCTGTTACTGGAATGACTGAGTGGTTATATACATAGTTTGATGGAAATATTAAAAACTCGTTTGCTACTGGCTTGTAGGTTATGTCAAATCTTGGAAATGTAATTTCTCCACCAGAGTAGTTATCGTTTAAATAATAGACAGTAGAGATTCTTCTATGGTACTTATGGTTATCATCTATATGGTTAACTACCTTTTGTCCTGGACCATACTTTAAAATACCATAAGAATCGTGCCATTCTGTGCCTATATTATATTCTTTTTTGTAGTCTAACTCTAAATCTTTAAATCCCAACAAAAAAGTGTTTGATAGTTTTGCTTTAAATTCATAGTACTCATGCATGGTATTGTTAACAATATGATCTTGATACTCAATATACAAAGAATCGGTATCTCTTATAGTCTTTTCTGGAACATCTTGTCCGTTTATTATTGCCGTTGCTGGATACCAGGCATCAAAGTTTTTAGATACGCCCTTTTCAATTTCATCTATAAGAGACTCATGATCATCTATTACGTCTGAATATATTACAATTCCTGGTGCTAGTGTTCTTTTTTTCATTACCATTTTCCTAACGGGCAAGTTGCCTTTTCTAGTTTTGACTTTAAACTCATTATACACCCACATTTTTTGCACTGATTTGTTGTTTTAATAAATTCTGGACATACATGACAAATAGAAAGCCTTTGAATAGATATGCTCTCGTCTTGTACATATTGGTTTGGATCCAGTAAATGCCATGGCCTTGTTTCTCCTAAAGACGACTTCCACTCTTCCCACTTTGACATTAGTTTTAGGACCTACCTGTTTTAATTATGTTTGTTCCGTCCCAAACATCTCCAGGATTTGCTGTCTGTCCTTCTGGTATATTAATCACAGTTGTTTCACTTTCAAAAATTGCCTGAAGTAGGCTATCAAACTCTGTTCCTGTGTCTCCAAACTGCAAAAGTACAATAACGTCATTACATAGGTATGCATAGATACTTAATGGTGTGTCTTCTGTTATTTTTTCAAAAACCTCTCCAGCACCTGATTTTATTTTTCCAATTTCGCCACCTGAAAAATTTTTACCATCCCAAACAGCACCACTTTTGGCAAAGGATTTATATTCTGTTACATTTTTTCCAATTATTGGCATCCCGCTTTTAATTGCAGCCTGAAGTCTTTCTTCTCTTTCAATAAACGGAATAGTAGGAAGTGTCTTCCAAACATCCCAAGTATTTTGACTATTTTTTACTACAAGTGCATACATAGATTTCCCCTTATATTCTAATTTTATCACATCTAAGTCAGATTATGCTCAAATTTGACTTTTGGCTTAAAATTATGTTATACTTGGTAGTAACACCTACCAAGGTGTTATTGTTTTCTAAGGAGGAAACTATGATTAAATTTATCGAAAGAAACAAAGAGATCATTAGCACACTCAGTATCGTAGCACTAGTAACGGTTTTGTCAAACTCTGCTAATGCTATTTCAGATCTTGATACAAAGAACAATCTTAGCCTTGAACAGGCTCAGACATCAGACACAACCTCGAAAGAGGTTTTTTTGGTTTCTAAGGAAAAAATGTTGGAGAGTTTTGCAAACAAGACATCTCTTACTGACTTAGAACTAAAGAAAATGCTATCCCTGGTTGGATTTAAGGGCCAGAACCTTGTTGAGGCTTGGGCTGTAGCAAAGAAAGAGTCTAATGGTCGCCCATTGGCTTTTAACGGAAACGAAAGCACTGGAGACTCCTCATACGGAATATTCCAAATCAATATGATTGACTCTCTTGGTCCTGATCGTAGAGACAAGTTTGAGTTATCTGCAAATGCTGAACTTTTTAACCCAGTTTTAAATGCACAAATTGCACACCATATGACTGATGGTGGAGAAAACTGGACTGCCTGGAAAGGCATTACTCCAAGAACTAAGTTCTGGATGTCTAAATTCCCTAAGTAGATTAGTGCTGGGGCTTTTCTGTTTGACCCTTAATCCATAGATAGGTTTTTTCAATTCCTTCTTTTAAGGTCATAGAATAGTCCCAGCCTAATTCTTTTCTTACTAAATCATTCTGAGAGTTTCTTCCTCTAACCCCTAAAGGTCCTGGGATGTGCATCTTACTTAAAGTCTTTCCTTCAACGCTACAGGCAATATCAACTAACTGATTTATAGTAACCATTTCTTCAGACCCAATATTAACTGGTCCAGTAAAGTCTGACTTCATAAGCCTTCTTGTTGCCTCTATGCATTCGTCTATATATAGGAATGAACGGGTTTGTTCTCCATCCCCCCAAATTTCTATAAAGCCATCTGACTGTATAACTTTTCGACACATTGCTGCAGGAGCCTTTTCTTTTCCACCATCCCAAGTTCCTTCTGGTCCATAGATGTTGTGATATCTTGCAATTGCTACTGGGATCTTATTATTTCTATTAAATGCTAAAAACATTCTCTCACTAAATAGTTTTTCCCACCCATACTCGCTGTCAGGGTCTGCAGGGTATGCGTCAGACTCCTTAAGTCCAGGGTTATTTACATCTAACTGCTTATGGTCAGGATACATACAGGCAGAACTTGAATAAAAAATCTTTGTCTTGTTAATATCATATTTAGCATTTAATCTTGATTGTGCCCTAAGAAGATTAAGATTTATCAAAGCAGAGTTTTCCATAATTTGAGAATCATTATCTCCAGTAAAGATATATCCAGCACCACCCATGTCTGCTGCAAATTGATATATCTCATCAAAAGAAGTTATAACACGATATGGAACTTCATGATAAAAGTTTCCCTGATATCCTTTAAATTGAATTACTTTTTCAACATTTTCATATACAGATAAATCTCTTTCTATAAATTCATCTGCTTGTGTTTCAGAAAAGTCTGGATGTTTTAAATCAACACCACGAACCCAATATCCTTCTGACTTTAAACGCTTTACCATATGACTTCCAATAAAACCGCCTGCCCCTAATACAAGTGCTGTTTTCATCACAATTGTCTCCTTTTAATTAGTGTCTCTTTCTTTATAAAAAGAGCGTCCCCCCACATTGTACTTCCAATAATAACATACACTGGATAAAAGCCAAAAGGTGCTAAAAATTCTGACAGGTCGTTAATGCTGCAGTCATTCTTATAAAGACCACCTAGGGCAACCTCAAGCCATAAAGCATCTGCATCTTTGAAAGTCTCAATGCCACCAGACAAGACTTTTAGTTCAGCACCCTGGACATCCATTACAACTAGATCAAACTTTCCTAGAGATAATGAGTCCAAAGTTTTTGTTTTTATTTTTATAGGCTGAGAATCAAATTTAACATCTGGATGCTCTGTCAAATGTAATCCTGGCTCCAATAGGCTAGAACTCATCTTATCATTGCTCGATACCCAAAAATCTACCTCAACATCCTGAGTATCTGAAACTAAAGCCTCTATTGCTTTCCAGTTTGGTTCACAAACAAGATACTCTTCCAATCTTTTGTATACTGTTGGGTCTGCTTCAATAAAAATTCCACTAGTTATTCCGATATCTTTGTACATTGACAGTTCCTGACCAATATGTGCTCCAACATGAATAACACTTTTTGGTTTTAGCCCATGTATTCCTAAAACTTGCGCTATATTGTACATAGCCTTGACTCCTCCCACTCTCTCCACCATTGTTTTGTAAAACTATCTTTATTACTGTATCCATTCCAAGAGTATGGACCGCTCTGCAAATGCTCTTCTTCCCCGAATATTCTCCATTGTATATCTCTTTTTTGATTTAAACCTCTGTGAATATATCCAGTATATGTGCTTCCTGGGCTTCCGATAAACTCTTGGCTGTAGTGCATTACAAGGTTATTTAAGATTCCAAAAGAAACTTCTTCCTTAAACTTAAACTCTCTAAACTCTTTGTGAAAGTTGTTTAGTATGTATTCATCTAGCAATAGATAGTTGTAAGAAGAGTTTTTTATTAGTTCACTGTCTGGCTGGTCTGTGCACATTACAATTGGCAAACCATTATCTATTTTGCTTATTCCAGAATCTAAAATATTGCTATCTGGATCAAACATTCCCTTGTGATCTGTTAATCTAAAATGTGAGCCATTAAAAACTCCAATAGAGTTTGCTATTTTTTCTGCTAACTGATAATATTCTGGCTTAAATCGTACAGAGGATAGACTCTTATCTAAATCTTTATCACGATCAAAAAAGAATCTGCTGTAATATCCTAATGTTTTTTTTAAATGAATGTTTTCATAATTATCTAAAAATAGTCTTTTCCTACCTTCTGCAAAATCATGCTCTTCATCTTTATATGTATCTGATGGTGCAGAATAGTGCAACATTAAATTTTCAATTCTTAAATCTTCATGCGTAAAAGTTTCTACTGTGTCGTTTATAAAAATATTACACTCTTTATTTTCCCAATCTATCAAATCTGTAATATTAGGGAAAATATTAGAATCAATCAAATGGCTTCTTTCGTTAAATTTATAATTTGCAGAATATATTGGAACTCTAGCACCGTTATAGTCTCCATTTGGAGGGTTACTTATATTATGAAATACCAACTGTTTTTTATATCTACTAGATAAACCAACTGCAATCTCTATACTTGTTATCTGATTAAACAAACCGCATGGTTGATAAAGTTGATAAAATATACTTCCCATTATTACATACTCGCTGTTGGCTCATCTTTTTTGGCACGGATTCCAGTGTATAGATATTTAGGGCCTTCTGTAAAAAACCAATGGTCTGGTTCTGTATAAAAAAAGAATGCATTAGCAACCAAATTTGTTTCTGGGTTTGGAAACTCTTCTCTCCAGTGTTCTTGATCATTACCATAAGACATTACTGCATCATTTTCTTCTGGTTGAAATTTTTCACCTTCAACATAAAAATCCCATGGAGTCTTGTGAAATATTGTATAGTTTATATGATATGTACAAGCATTATCATCTTTATGCTTCCACAGTCTTGCTTTATCTCCTTCATAAATGCTTATAAGACACCAAGACGGCAAAAGCGTTTCTGACTCAAACTCTTCTCTTGCTAATGGTAATAGCATTTCATGAAATCTTCTTAGTGGTTCTGTATTTTCTTTATGAGTTCCGTCCCAAATAGCCCATTGATGTCTTCCAAAACTTTCGTCAAAAGTAGTTTTATCGGTTGCCCACAAATTCATTGCTAAATTTTGCAATGCTTTATGTTCTTGTTCTGGCAAAACATTTTTTAATAAATATGGTTTTTTCATTTTACCACTTACCAATTGGACATGCTGCTAATTCTAATTTTGTTTTTAATTGCATTTGACAACCACATTTTTTACATTGTTTTGTTAATTTTATTAGTTCTGGACAAGATTTACAAATTTCATATCTTTGTAAAGCCTTTGCTTCATCAGCCCATTCTGTATTTGGATTAATTAAATCCATTGGGCTTACATTAGATGCTTTATTATTTTCAATTATTTCTTTTATTTTATCTATTCTGCTTGTCATGTTTTAATTATACACTATATCAAAAACCTAAACTACTGGCCACCCTCAATTGTAAAATATGGGAAATATGGAGCAAGTGGATCATATACTGGTGTTGGTGCAGTTGGCGCGGTTGGCGTAACAGGTGCTACTGGAGCAAAATATGGGAAGTATGGGAAGAACGGGAAGAACGGTGGGAAGAATGGAAAGAACGGGAAGTAAGGGAAGAATGGTGGGAAGAATGGGAAAAACGGTGGTGCTGTTGGAGCAACAGGTGCTACGGGGGTTGGTGTTGGAGAGTCAATGCACTGTCCTCCAGACCAAGTATAGTTACATGCTGCACATTGTGTCTGGTTTAAAGAACCAGCATTAGAACAATCAAGTGCTACTGGGGCAACTGGTGCTACGGGAGTTGGTGTAGGTGCTACGGGGGTTGGTGTTGGAGCAACTGGAGTTGGAGTTGGTGCTACGGGAGTTGGAGTTGGTGCTACGGGGGTTGGCGTAGGTGCTACGGGGGTTGGCGTAGGTGCTACGGGGGTTGGTGTTGGAGCAACTGGAGTTGGAGTTGGTGCAACAGGTGTTGGTGTTGGGGTGTCGCCTCCCCCTCCGCTAAAAGGGCTTGGCGAGTCTATGCATTGACCACCTGACCAGGTGTAGTTACATTCTGCACATTGTGTTTCGTTTAGTGAACCAGCATTAGAACAATCAAGTGCTACAGGGGCGACAGGGGCGACAGGTGTTGGAGCGGTAGGTGTAACGGGAGCAACAGGTGTTGTTGGTGTAACAGGTGCTACGGGAGTAGGTGTAGGTGTAGGTGCTACTGGTGCTGGAGAGTCAATACATTGGCCTCCAGACCAGGTGTAGTTACATTCTGCACATTGTGTTTCGTTTAGTGAACCAGCATTAGAACAATCAAGTGCTACAGGTGCAACTGGTGCAACTGGTGCTACGGGAGTTGGAGTTGGTGCTACTGGTGAAGGATTATCGTAACACTGTCCTCCAGACCAAGTATAGTTACATGCTGCACATTGTGTCTGGTTTAAAGAACCAGCATTAGAACAATCAAGTGCTACTGGGGCAACTGGTGCTACGGGAGTTGGTTCGGTAGGTGTAACGGGAGCAACAGGTGTTGGTTCGGTAGGTGTAACGGGAGCAACAGGTGTTGGTTCGGTAGGTGTAACGGGAGCAACAGGTGTTGGTGTGGTAGGTGTTGGTGTAGGTTCTACTGGTGTTGGTGTTGGCGCAGTTGGTGTTACTGGAGCAGTTGGTGTAGGAATTGGTGCTACTGGAGTTGGAGCAACTGGAGTAGGTGTAGGAGCAACAGGTGTTGGTGCTACAGGAACTGGAGTTGGAGCAATTGGTGTAGGAGTAGAGGCTCCTTCATATATATCGCCATAAGCAATCCAAGAATTTTCTGCAATTTTTATAAGTGTAACTTGTCCGTATTGTGTATCAATAAAAAGTTGTGCATTTTTGCTATTAATAGTTACACCTGATCCTGGAACAAACGTTGTTATTCCTGATCCTATTTCAATTAAATGATACTTATATCCAACTGGAATTGCTACTGCAGAATTTGTGGGAATAGTCAAATTCATTGTAGACGAAGTATTAAGAAGAATGGTTTTGCTAACATCACCTAACTCCAAGGTAAAACCAGATGTTTTTGTTATAACAGTGTTAGTATTTGCAATTCTTGGCTCTACATCAAACCTTGTGTCTACAGAATTCCAACCAAGCCCTGTTCCAGCAAGATCGGGATATCCTCCAGTTGATGTTTCTATTGCGTTTGTAACATATGCTGTTGTTGCTAAAAGTGATGTATCGTCTATCCCGTGAACATTTTGTGTTAGGGCAGCGTGTGTAGAATCTGCATTGGCTAAACTTTTAAGGTGTCCTGCTACTGATTTTGTATTTATACCGTTTGGTGTTCCAAGATTGTTGTCTGTTGGGATTATTGTTGATCCATAGTGATAAAGTCTTAAGGCTTCCTGAATATCTGCTGCATCTTCATAACCAGGTATCTTGGTTGGGTATAACCCAGAGCCATTTTCTGTATCATCAATAAATTCAGCAGCCATCACATATCACCATCTTAGATTATACCACCGTAATTAGGAAATGAACATATGCTGTTTCGTTTAGTCCAGTCCACTCCCCTCCAGAAAACTCAACGGCACGGATATTAATTGGAAGTATTACATCCCCAGTACCAGCCTGAATTGTTATTGGATTTATAGATATTGAGTGTGCTATAGGATTTTCGGGGTGAGAGAAGGTGCATTGAATATTAAAATTTTGCTCTGTTAAACCACTAACAAGACTCATAGGAACAATATTAGAAACCTTAAAATCTACAGTATCAGTAGCCTCTCCATTTGTAAAGGAAACCTGTCTAATTACACTAAACTTGTCTGTCATCAACTTAGAAGTTTGAACCCAAGTATTAACTCCACCCTGGTTTACATATTGATACATAACAAGATAGTCTTCATCTGTTGCTTGTACGTTGATATATAGATCAAGTAGTTGTAATGTAACAGAATGTGATATTGTATTTGGATCTCCATATCCTACAAGAAAAAGATTTCCCCTATCTCCTTGTGGACCAAAATCTACATTTACTTGAACATCAGTTGTGCCACCAATTACCTTAACATCATCAGGTGATACAAATATGTTTGTCATACTGCCGTCCACTTAGGATAAAGTTTTACGTCTGCACTAATATTTAGAATTGTAGATCCTACTGCGTAATTAACTCCAAGTCCATCTGCTGCTGTGTTCCAGCCAGAAAATGTAAAACCTTCTCTTACAAGAGTTCCATTATTTGCAACAACTGGATCTTGATTTGTAACGTACTTATTTTGATCGGTTGGAACTGCTCCTCCAGTTGCATTAGTATTATGATATATAACACGATATGTAGGAATTGCTCTACTTGGATTTCCAATATCTTGAGTTATGTCATCTGTTACTGAAATTGATCCAGTTAAAAGTGTAATAACTTTATCATATGTTCCTGATCCTTGAGAATAAATTTGAACATCATAAACATATGTAGTGGACGAGTTCATTATCGCTCCATTATCAGGAGTAATGGCACAGGTAATATAAGTTCCGCTGCCATCAATTGAGGCATGGCCAAAAATCCTTGTTACTGGGTCTTCTCCACGCTCTGTGGCAATTGTGAATGTGGCATTGCTGTAATCGTTTAATTGAAAAATAGATCCATCAGTCTTTTGAGGGTAGATTTTAAACTCATAGGTGTCACCCTTATAGTAATTTATATTAAGTTCTCCTGGAAATGCCATGATTTTATTATACCACGCTGACGTATATAGAATTAAGAATTACAGATGCATCAAAGTCTGTTCTAATCTGCGGAACTGCCCCACTACCCCACATAGCCTTGTCCTCAATAAATATATTTTGTGTAACTGAAAGGTTGTAGACATTCTGGTACTTTAACGAACCTACAAACTGGACAAACTCCTGATCCTTGCTTGCAAAGTATGTCCTTAGCCAAACCTCAGTGTTGGCTGTATAGGTAGTTAGTTCAAAGTTATATGTTATGAATACTTGAGAGCCTTCTTTTATACCGTGGAAGTTTAGGGCTCTCTGGTGACTATTCCAAAGGCTGGTACAACCTTTAGGAAGGTATGTCTCATTTTGTGATTTGTCCTTTGTGTCTAACAAAAGTGTTACCCATCCATCGTTTCCTTGAGAAATACCAAGTTTTGTTGGTTTTGTAATTGTGTTTATGTAAGATGCCCATCCTGCTTGTTGTCCTGAAGATGATAAAGAACTTAACCCGTCTTTTCCTGCTACTCCTTTATCACCTTTTGGACCTGGCTTTCCTTCTGGTCCTTGAGGTCCTTCTTTTCCATCTTTTCCATCTCTACCTGATGGTCCCTGTGGTCCGACTGGGCCAGGGACTGGAAGAAATGAAAGAGAATTGTCTATAGAAGGAGATGCTTGACTTTGCTCTACTTGTGCAGCATAAGAAGATTTTTTCGCACCTGGAAAGTCCATAGATTTAGAAGTAGCCATACAAATATTATCTCATGATTATTTGTTTACTTTAAATATTTTATTCTTAATTTTAATTACTGGCGGTAAATCAGGTCTTGGAGTTGTAACTTTTACTACTGCCATTATAGGCTACCCGTAATATCTCCTATTACAGAGATAGTTCCAATCAAAGGTGTCCAAACTGTGTCTTCATCAATAGTAACCTGAAGATCAAA